TGATGAAAATGTCAGATATTTCTGAAGACAATTACGAGAAGCAAAAGTTGTTTATAGATAGACTTGCTGTGACTTGCAGAGATTTAGAAATTCATGTATTCTTAGTAGCACACACAAGAAAGATGTCAGACGAATCAGAAGTTCCAGATGCTACTCACATTTTAGGCTCTAGTCATATTCGCAATTTATGTGATAACATAATTTGTGTTTGGAGAAACAGAAACAAAGAGCGTGAAGTAGAGAATAATGAGAAGACAGAAGACGAATTAAAGAAAATACCAGATGCTATGGTCTTTGTGCAGAAGCAACGTAATTATCAGTTTGAGGGTAAGTTTAGTTTTTGGTTTGACCCTAAAGGATTAAAATATAAGGAGAGTCCAAATGCAAGATAAATTAACAGANACACAAAAANTAGATAGACTTTTAGCACTTGTTGATNTATTAAACATGGAAGTAAAAGGTCTTAGGTCATTAATTATTTACACTTACAAGGAGAAAAAAAATGACACCGTATCAAGTTAGAAAACAATGGCGTATTAAATTACATGCTAAACGATGTGCAGATTCAAACCAAACTGGCGAAAGATATAATCGTGATGCTAAAGTTTTAAATAGATGTATGAGTATTTACAAGATAGAAGGTAGAAAAGCAACATGGGGACAATAAATAATTTTATACTTAAATGTAAGGAATTATTTGGTGATGACATTGCTTACAAGGCAACATCTAAAGACGGTGTAGTATTTAAAAATAAATGGAAGGACAGTTATGATAAAGTGGAGTCTAAATCAACAGAACCTAAACAATTTATTGGAGAAAATAAAAGCACTTGATTTTACTAAACGATGGAGGGTAAACATTGTGGAAGAGAAAACAGTTAGGTCTTTAGAGCAGAACGAAAGGTTATGGGCATTGTATGGCTCAGTAGCTAATCATCTTGGTGAAGACCCTACTACAATACATCAGCTTATGGGGTATAAGTTTTTAAGAGAACAACGTGAAATATGCGGTAATCCTGTAGAGCTTATTAAGTCAACAACAAAGTTAGATAGTAAACAGATGGCGGAGTATCAAGAAAATATTGAACGTTGGGCTAGTCAGTTAGGTTGGAGTTTTGAGTAATTACAGAAACAAAAAACTACTTGAATTAGTTCGTGAGTTCCCTTGTGCTATGTGTGGTAGAGAAGACGGAACGGTTTGTGCTTCTCATTCCAATCAACAAAGAGATGGCAAAGGAACAGGAATTAAGGCAAATGATTATCGTATCGCTAGTCTTTGTTATACTTGCCATGATATGATAGACAACAACAAAGAGTTAGATAGAGCAGAAAAGGTAGAGGCATGGGAACAAGCTCATCGTAAAACTATAGGTTTGTTATTTGATAAAGGGTTAATTAAAATTGGGTAAAGGCTCTACAAGAAGACCATTGTTAATTTCTGAGCAACAAGCAGAAGACAATTGGAATAAAATATTTAAAAAAAATTACGAATACGAATTAAACAAGTCTAGCGGTGAAGTAGAAAAACGTTTTCTAGATGGCATATCTAAACCTAACGAAAGTCAATTTGATGGCGACAAGCCCAACGCAGTTAAGCCTTAAGAAGTTAAGAGCAGAAGGATACCTTGTATCCATCACAGAGAAATTTAATCACTTTTGTAAAATAAGGCAGGATATGTGGGGTTGGTGTGATTTACTTGCTATAAAAGAAGATGAAGTGTTAGCAGTCCAAACTACAAGCTATACAAACATATCTGCAAGAGTTAAAAAAATTGCTGATAGTGACACGATAGGAATAGTAAGAAAGGCTAATATAAAAGTGAACGTGCATGGTTGGCATAAGGTTGGCAGTCGTTGGGAATGTAAAGTAATTGATGTATCATAAGGAAAAATATGGAAGCTAAAGGTAGAGATTATAATGTTAAAGGTCGTTTAGTTAATGTAGAAAAGATGCGTAGTTTAATTTTAAATATTTTAAACGATAAATCATTAACCATTGCAGAGCTATCTAAAGAAATGGGTATAGAACACAGAAAAGTTCAGTATATTGTATTGAACATGAAAAACTTAGGCATGTTAGATTCTACAAAACGTGAACAACAAGGACAAAAGAAAATATACAAATATTTTAAACCACAAACTAACTTATTGCAATCAATATTACACCCTATGCCAGACTTTAGCGACAGGATTAAAAGCATTTATATTCACACAGAAGAGGAAGCTAATGCACATAGATAGGCTTAAACAGATTTTAGATGATTGGGCTAGATGGATGCACGCACCAAGCACAAAGCTAGGCTATCCAAGCAAGTCTTTGGGTATGATTAGCGGTGGTGAGTCTACTAGCGATGCTTTTGAAGACATGGTGTCAGAGATGGATATAACCAATGTCAGAACAATTGATGCAATTATAAGCAGTTTGCCCAAACATCAAAAAGATGCGGTATACGCTAGATACCTAAAGACCTCTAAATACGATGACTATGAGTATCAATTAGGTCTTGCTTTTGATAACATGCTATCTATGGCTTCTAGGCGTATAGTCGCTTGACACGAGTATTTAACTATGATATAATTCGCCTGTTGGGATAGTCTCGCCCATACTCTCCGTAGCACATTTAAGCCCTTATAAATAAAGGGCTTTTTTTTTGGATAAAATATGAAAAAACCTACCACCAAAAAAGGTAAACTAGCTAAAGTAGCTAAAGTTATGGGTGAATTTAAACGTGGCAGTTTAAAATCTAGTTCAGGCAATATTGTAAAGAATACAAAACAAGGGTTAGCAATCGCACTTTCTGAAGCGGGCATGTCAAAACCTAAAAAACGTAAATAATCGTTTCAGGGTAAACTCAATTACTTTAAATAGGATTGTCAATAATCCTAGCAAAACAAACCCTAATAATAAGTCTACAAGAATCTTTTCTAGATCTCTATCCATTTAAGTTCCTTTTTAATTGGTTTTTAATAAAATTAGTAGCTTCTTTTTTAGTAGACATAAATAGATAGCTTTTAAGGCTTCTATTATACTTTATTAACTCATTGACCCATATAGATAGGTCTTTGTTAGAAAAACGCTTTATGGTGCGTTCCTGTGTGTTTAAGACATACATTTTAGTCTCCTTGATAGTCGATAGCGTTTTTAATAGCATACTCAATAAGATTATAGAGTTCCTCGCCGTATTCAGTATTGCGAGTGCCGTCTTTAATATCAGGGTCATGCTCAATACATTTTTTAGCAATTCCAAAATGGTCTACAATGTCAAAGTAAACCTCTTGGGTAATATCACATACTTGATCTAGTTCTAAAATGTTTATAGTCATTTTGAAGTCTCCTTATGAAATGCAATAAAAGATAAAGCTAAATTTTCAATATGTCCTAGTAAGTCATCGGCTTCACAATCTTCAAATGGTGACCATATAGAGACATCATCGGGAATTACATTGTCACATAAAGCATCATAAAACTGATTATGAGTGTTATCTCCTAAATCAGATATAAAGAAGTCTATTGCGTGATTAGTAGCTAGTTCGCATGTATTCATTGTGTTATCTCCATATTTGATATTTCAGTAGTAATTTCGGATAGTCTATAACGCATGTCTTCTAAATAAGAATTTATGGTTAAGTATNCGCTAGGTGTCATGCCTCTATTAACATCTTCTAAATTGATGTCAATAGCGTGTAGCTGTTCTGTTATATAGTCTAGTTCTATTTGCATGTTATTCTCCTTAAAGTATTAATCGGTCTATGCGGTTGCCATGCTTATCGAATTTATAATTATTCATATCGCAAAATTCAATAATTATATGTTCATCTTCCTTGCTTAAATCGCAATAATAAGAATATCCGAAAGTGCCATCTTCCTTTTCGTATTCTTGAGGATCATTATCAAGCCAATAGATAACTTCTTTTTTTGCATCATTATCTAAATCTTGATACTGATAAGCATTAATTGATACGGATAGAATCATTTTATAATCTCCTTAAATATAATTATGATCTATGTTTATAGTCCATGAAATACAATCGTATTCATAAGCCGATTCGATAGCTTGACATACTTTGTCAATTTTATCTGTATCCGCAAATAACAGGGTAAATTCTGTTATAGGCTCTTTAGTATCTTTATTGGTGTCATGCGGTAATGATTCATATGCTTTAAACGTGATATTAGCTAACATGGTTAATCTCCTTATTAAGATTGTTTATAATAGTTCTAAAATAAATTGTAGCGGTGTTATAGTCTACATTAAAGCATCGAGCCTCTTCTTTATCCCAATAACTAGGAATATAGAATAAGCCCTCTTCATTTTGCTTAACGTAGTCTATGCTTAACTCTTTAATATAGTTTATATCTGATACAGTTCTAGAATACATTGTCAAGCCTCCTAGTAAGATAAGATTAAAAGTAAAAACATATAGAAATTTGTAAAGCCTAGTAATAAGATTAAAAAGTTTTTAAGTAAGTTATTCATTGCATTATCTCCTTAATGTAAAGATTGATATATAAAGTCATAATTGTCAAGTTGGAAAAGGGTCTCTGATTCAAACTTGCTTACAAGGTATTCTAGAATATAATCAGATAGAATGTCATCTTTATTTGATAAAGCCTCTCCAAAGGTATAATGAGATATAAAACCACTTCTAGAAGTAGTTCTATCTTCCAAATAGGATATAAAGTCTTTATCTCTTTTAAATGTCATCATCAATAGGGAATTGTCTCTATCTGATATATTGCAATTGATAACATCTGTTGAATAATTATAAAATTGAGGGCTTATAAGAGTTAAGTCTTTAAATTCGATGTCAAGGTCATAGTTATCTTTAATCCATGACTTAAAATCATTGGTAAAGACTTCTATATAGTCCTTATGAATAGTTTTATAGTCAATGTTATCGGCTATAAGGTTATAGTCATAGAATCCGTTATCATCTGAATAATAAGAATCTATTGCATGATCGATGTTATCTGAATGAATAGAGTCATAAAAACCATTAAATCTGATATTGGTATTAATCATTGTAAACTCTCCTTTTTGATGTAATTGTCAATTTGTTTAATAATGCTATCGTATTGCTTTAATGATATAGATTGAGGTAGACATAAAGTCAAGCCTTTGTCAATCTGTTGTTTAATCTCTTTAAGTTCTGTTATAGATAGTTTCATAGTGTTATCTCCTATAGTATAAGTAATGATATATAAGTTTATAATGTTGTCAAGTATTCTTTAAACATTCTTTTAGCGTCTTTAATAGTGTAAAAGTAATATGTTTGCTTAATGTATTCATTACCAATAATGTCTGATATGGTAATAGATCCGTTATAGTTCTTTGATATAATCATGATAAATACTCCTGTTATATTGTCAAGTTTGATTAAAGCGTAGTTATAAAAGGGAATCAGTTAAAATTCCCCCTATAACATCTATACTAATTTAAGTTAGCTAGAATGTAAACGCCTTCTTTAATCTTCTTTTCTGTCTCTTTGGTAGATTCATTTAAGAATGTAGATCTATGCTTGCTGGTAGTCCTTGAATANTTCCAGTAAACAGGGTCAAGGATNGTNTTCCCGTCTTCNATCTTAACTATNATNGATTTATAGGATTGGAAGAAGGTTGCCTTGTCATTATGAATAATGAATTGGTTTGCAACGATGTTGCCTCTATTGTTTACGATATTAGATACTTTCATNTAAGTCTCCTTAAGTTTTGTCAAGATTGACAATGTAATAATATCCCCATTAAATAACTTGTCAAGTATTATTATTGTAAAAGATTGTAAATAATTGTAAATGAATTGTTAATGACTATTAAGTCAAGCATATATATAAGGAATACATAGTAATGAATGATATAGATAATAACCCTGTTGACAATGCGGTCAATAATATGGTAGAGGATAGCAAGTCC